GCAAGCGTTGTATAATTATATAATTAGACATGGCACAGATCGATTGATTGGGGGCGATTATGGTCAGTATGATCAAAAATTGCCCTCACAACTTTTGTTGGCTGCACTGCGTATTATCATTGATTTGAGTATGCAATGCGGCTATACGGAGGAGGATCGAATGGTTATGGAGGCTATGGCTGGCGATTTAGTTTACGCGATGATTGCCTTCGACGGGAATTTGATTGGCCTGACCGAAGGATCTCACATTAGTGGTAATTCACTAACTGTCATATTAAATAGCATATGTGGCAGTTTGAATATGAGAAGCTACTTTTATGAGAGACATTGGCCGCCAAGTTTCGAAGCGCGCACTCCATTTAGAGATGTGGTGTCCTTAATCACATATGGAGACGACAATATTGGTTCAGTACATCCACAGGTTGACGATTTTACCATAAAGGGTGCTTCACAATTCCTTAAGAAGTATGGTCAAGTGTATACGATGCCCGATAAGGAGTCGGAACTAGCTGATTTCTTACCGGAGGAGGATTTCGAATTTCTGAAAAGGAAATCCGTATACATACCGGAATTAGACATGCATGTAGGAGCCTTAATAGATGCTTCTATCTTCAAGTCTTTGCATTGTTACATGCGTGACAAGAATACTCCTTTGACGGAAGAAGCAGCGTGCGCCGCCAACATGGATAGTGCCCTTAACGAGTGGTTCTTGCATGGCAGAGAGACGTATAATATGCGCCGTAAGCAGCTGTCCGAAATTGCTGCTAAGCATAATTTGTCTTATTTGTTATTAGGATTGAATCGCACGTTTGAGGAGCGCGTTGTGGATTGGAAGGCCAAATACACCGATGAGGTCATCGATGTGTTACCGGAGGATGTCAGAGACGAGATTTTAGACATACAATCAAGTGGAGGGCTTGATGAGGCCAGGTGTGACCTCTATAAAACACACCAAGCAGTATGTGATCTGCTGTTGGACAGAACAAAATCACCCCTTGCCTCTGGATACCATACGACACTAGTCAGCATAGTTGAACGCTGGCTGTTTAAAGGCTTTGGCATAGGGGATGCGAGCGTATTTACGCTGGATTCGTCATCCGAAAGAGTTCAACCTCCAGCGTGCTTTGAGTCATGCACGATGTCGGAGATATTACGACTTACTGAATTCTTTAATAGAATGTACGCGTGGTTACATCAACAATTACCACGCACAAAACCGACGGAGAGTGGCGGTTTAACCACTCTCAGCACTAGCGCTTATCCAGATGATATGCAGCCTAGTGTTTTCGCCAGACCACCCATTGTGTATGAGTGCCATAGTGGCGAGCCCGAGACTGAAACATTAGAACATGGGGGAGAAACTGCCGAAAACGTGCAATTCTCCGAAGGCCAGGACGTTTACCATGAGCAGATAATATCCTACGCTGACACAACACGTACATTGCAAGAACCCGCTGGCGCTGAATTGAATAATTTCTTTTCACGTCCAGTTAAGATTTACGAAACGCAAATACCACTGGGAACAGTGCTAAGTGACGTGATTGATCCATGGTCCGTGTTTTGGCAAAATCCCAGAGTCTCGAATCGCATTTCAAATTACAAGCTATTAAGGTGCAAGTTGCACGTTAAGATTAACATTAACGGCAATGGTTTTTATCATGGTCGCTACATTGTAGCGTACCGACCGTACGCCAATAGCGATGATTTTAAGAATGTTAGTGGATTTGGATCCTTAATGCAGTTTTCACAGATGCCATATGTATTTGTGAATCCGACAACGGCAACTGGAGGCGAACTTACTTTACCATTTTTCTGGCATGAAAATCAGATTGATTTGAAAAATCAAATTGACTTGGGTAAGTTATATTTGAGCACCCTAAATCCATTGCGTTGTGTATCTGATTCAACAACAGCCTTGGACCTTGTTATGTTTGCATGGGCCACTGATGTGGAGATGGCGGTGTTGACCACGGACGAGCCCTTTGGCTTGACTGCCCAATCTGGTTTGGAAATCCAGGCAGGTTCGGAAGTTGACAAAGCCAATCAGCAAGGGGTTATATCTAGGGCTTCTGCGCATGTATCACGATGGGCTGGATTTTTGGCTAAGGTGCCGAGTCTAGCCCCATTCATGATGGCTACTGAGGCGGCTGCTAGTGCTATTGGCGATATAGCGGGCATTTTCGGCTATTCAAGGCCTGTGGTGACGCGAGTACCTGAATTATACAGGGAAAGACCACACGCATCGTTAGCCGTAACGGATATGCCAGATACCGCGGAGAAGCTGACATTACATTCCAAACAAGAGCTTTCTGTGGACCCTCGTATTGCTGGGGTGTCGGAAGAGGACCCTTTGTCTATTTTAAGCATTGCTAGGAGAGAGTCTTATTTGACCACGTTCACATGGGCACGTAGTGATCCTGCAGATACTGGTTTATTCTCAATTCGAGTAGATCCCATGTTATTTGTAGCAAACGACAATCTCCGTGTGTATACACCGGTGGCGTTAGCGGCATTACCCTTTACGTATTGGACTGGCTCCCTGAAATTCAGATTTCAGGTTGTATGTTCTCAATACCACAAAGGGAAAATACGATTGGTTTATGAGCCAGGTTCTTCGATAAATGCCACTGAGTACAACACCAATTATATGAAGATATTAGATTTGGCAGATGAACAAGATCTGACCATTGAAATTGGTGTGCAGCAATCCAAGTCTTTGATACAACGGGCCCCAATTGATAGAAGTCAGGATAACCAGTATCGGAATGACACTACTTTGTCTAGTGCAACGCATGATAATGGTAGGTTATTGGTGTATGTTATGAACGGTTTATCAACACCAGCAGGTGCAGCTTCAAATGACGCAGACGTGGAAGTTAACGTCTTTGTATCGGCAGGAGACGACTTTGAGGTGTTCGTTCCAAATAACGATCCATCCCTTTTCATATACGATCCTCAGATGGGACTGGAACCACAGATGGGAATGGAGATGGCAGACGCACATCACACCGATATGCAGGATATGCCATCTCATTCTCCAGTTTACGTACTGGGCAAATCTGGTGTTAATCACCCACATTTGTCACGTGTGTTTGTAGGAGAGGGGTGCGCTAGTTTGCGCACTTTATTGAAGAGATATAACCTGTGGTGGAGGTTGCCAAGCAACGCCAAGGATATTAGGTACGGCACTTTATCATCTTTCCCATTTTTGAGAGGGCCGCAAGTTGACGCCTTTTATCCAGGGATTGCTCCAGATCCAGACACCAATATATGTAATACAGTTATGTTACATTATGTGCGTCAATTATTTTTAGGCTGGCGCGGGTCCATACGGTACAAAATGATACCCATAGGAAAGCAGGATCGCAATAACAGACTTTCCGTGTGTTTAGCTGAAATTGCAAATGCAGCCAATTTTAGTTTTAAAAACGAAGTCACATGGATTGATGATGACGTCGCTGCTAGTGTAATTATAGCTGACAATTTTAATCAACCACAGCAACCTTTAATAGGTATGTCTGGAATGGCGATGGAATATAATCGCTTAAATGGTATATTGGAATTTGAAGTACCATATTTCAGCGATCGACGTTTTGAGCCAGGCAGACCTAGTTCGTATACGTCTAATAACCTTCAAAGTATAGGTTTTAAATTCCGGCATGAATACGGCACAAACAACACGCAACAAGCAGTTGATTTTTGTGTTGCAGCTGGAGAAGACTTCCAGGTATACTTTTGGGGTGGGTGCCCAGTCATGCGATTAGAATTGAATGTGGTTAACCCATAAGACTCGCGATGGTGTTTGAGTATAAAATACACCAAACTCACGATGGTGTTTGAGTATAAAACACACCAAACTCGCGATGGTGTTCGAGTGTAAAACACACCAAACTCACGATGGTGTTTGAGTATAAAACACACCAAACTCACGATGGTGTTTGAGTATAAAACACACCAAACTCACGATGGTGTTTGAGTATAAAACACACCAAACTCACGATGGTGTTAGAGTATAAACACACCAGGATTAAGCCATCTTATTGGCTAGACCATCGTGACCATGGTCGGGGTAGTATTCATTACTACCAACGGTTCGCGCCGTATTGTTTAATAACTCTGGAATTTTTCCCGGCGCGAGCCGGTTTTCAAGGAGTCATTATTTCATTAGCGTGATCCAAATTCTTGGGTCAACTCTGC